CCCCCGGCGCGCAACGCGCCCCGGCCGCCCCGCTGTCACCCCTCCCGGCGGGCGCGGCCACCTCTTATGATCCCGAGGTCCTGTGGGCCTGGGCCGCGCAGCGCCCGCAGAAATTGCGCGACGAAGGTGCGCGCCGCGCGCAGCTGCTGCAGCAGGTTATGCGTCTTATCGAAACCGGCCGCACCTTCGGCGCCGCCGCCGAGGCCGTTGCGCTGGCTAACGGTCTGCACGCCGCCAACCTCCGCAATTGGTACTACGGCGCCAACGGCCGCCCCGGTGCGCAGCATTATCACCCCTCGGACTGGGCCGCCGCGCTCATCCCGGGCTATGCCGGCCGCACGGCGACCGCCGGCTGCAGCCCGGAGGCGTGGGACTACTTCAAAGCAGATTACCTCCGCAACGAAAAACCCGCTTCAACGGCCTGTTACGACCGCCTTATAAGGGCAGCAGCGGAGCACGGCTGGACCGTCCCCGCGCTCCGCACCCTGGAGCGCCGCATCGAGCGCGAACTGTCGCGCAGCGCCGTCATTCTGGCCCGCCAGGGCAGCGAAGCGCTCAAGCGCAGCTACCCCGCGCAAGAGCGCGACCGCGGCGTCTTCCGCGCGCTGGAGGCGGTGAACGCCGACGGTCACCGCTTCGACGTGTTCGTGAAGTGGCCCGACGGCGAAGTCGGCCGCCCGACGATGGTCGCATGGCAATGCATCTACAGCGGTAAGGTGCTGAGCTACCGCGTCGACAAAACCGAGAACACCGACGCCGTGCGGCTCGCCTTCGGCGACCTGGTCGAGCGCTACGGCATCCCCTCGCGCGCCTACCTCGACAACGGCCGCGCCTTCGCCAGCAAATGGATGACCGGCGGCATCCCCAACCGCTACCGCTTCAAGGTCAAAGAAGAGGAGCCGGCCGGCATCCTCACAGTGCTCGGCGTCTCCGTGCACTGGGCCACCCCGTATCACGGCCAAGCCAAGCCCATCGAGCGCGCGTTCCGGGATCTCTGCGAATACGTCGCGCGCCACCCGGCCTTCGCCGGCGCCTACACCGGCAACAACCCCACGGCCAAACCCGAGAACTACGGCAGCAAAGCCATCGCGCTGGCCGACTTCCTTGCCACGCTGAGCACCGAAATCGCCGCCCACAACGCCCGCGAAAAGCGCCGCGGCGCCACTGCCGCCGGCCGCAGCTTCGACACCGTTTTCGCAGAGTCATACAGCCAGTCGCCCATCCGCAAAGCCACCGCCGAGCAGCGCCGCCTGTGGCTGCTCGCCGCCGAAGGCGTGGTGGTGCGGCGTGACGGATCCATCGCCCTCGCTGCCGAAAAAGAAAACCGCTATTGGTCGGCCGCCCTGCACGAGCTCGCCGGTCAATCCATCGTCGCGCGATTTGATCCGCAGAGCCTGCACGACCTGGTGCACTGCTACACGATGGACGGCCGCTATCTCGGCACTGCGCAGTGCGTCCAATCCGCTGGATTCAGCGACACGCAAGCCGCGCGCGAGCACAGCCGCGCCCGCAACCAGTTCAAACGCGCAGCCCGCGATCAGCTCGACGCCGAGCTCCGCATGACGGCCCTGCAGGCGTCCAAATTCATCCCGGTTGTCGAGCCCGCCGAGCTGCCCGACAGCCGCGTGGTGCGGCCTGCGTTCACGCTACGCACCCAGCCCGAAGCCGCGCCGCTCACCACGCAGCAGCAGGCCGCGCATCAGCAGCTTGTGGACGAAATCGCCGCCGCCGAACAGCAGACCGCGCAGCTCCCTGAGACGCGCCGCCAGAAGTTTCAACGGTGGGTGCGCCTCTCGCGCCGCATCGCCACACGCGACGCGCTCACCGAGCACGAAATCGACTGGTACGCGCAATTCAAACGCACCACTGAATTTCGGATGGAGGCCGAGCTGCACGCCGACTTCGGCTTGCAGGTGGACGGCGAGCCGGTGGTGATCGCGGAGGCTGATTTGAAAAAAGAGCACCCGCAAAAGCGGGGCGACGTTCACGACACATCTAACTAGGAGGGCATATGTCAAAAAAAGAAGACAACGTTGTCAGTCTGCCGACGGTAACCACGGCGCCGATCACCAACGTGAGCCTGTGCGGCGAAGCGCTCATGTCCGCCGTCGAGCGCGCCGCGCACCTGCCCGGCATCGCCGTGTTTTGCGGCCCGTCGGGCTATGGCAAGTCTACCGCGGCGGCCTATTGGGCGAACAAACAGCGCGCCTATTTCGTGCAAGTGAAAAGCGTGTGGACGCGCAAAGCGTTTCTACTGGCCATCCTCAAAGAGATGGGCATCACACCGGCGCGGACCTTGTACGAAATGGCCGACCAGGTCAGCGAGCAGTTGGTACTGAGCGGCCGCCCGCTGATCATCGACGAAATGGACTACATCGTCGACAACAACGCCGTTGAGCTCATCCGCGACCTGCACGAATCGTCCAACGCCGCCATTCTGCTGCTCGGTGAAGAGCGCCTGCCCGACAAACTCAAGAAGTGGGAGCGCTTTCACTCGCGCGTTCTGGTCTGGATGCGCGCGCAGCCCGTGAGCCTGGATGACACAGAACACCTCGCGCGCCTCTATTGCCGCGACGTCGAGATCGCGCCCGATCTGCTCGCCGAGGTGCAGCGCCTTTCGCACGGCTCGGTGCGCCGCGTCGCCGTCAACGTCGAGCTGATCCGCGAGGAAACACTCAAGGCCGGCCTGCGCGCGATGAACCGCGCCGGCTGGGGCAACCGTCGGCTCTACACCGGCGAAGCGCCCGCCCGGAGGATTGGCTAATGGCGCGCAAGCCCGTCGACATCATTGCCGCCGCCGCGCGCCCGGAGGGCAGGCAGGTGGTGTGGCAGGCCATCCGCAAGCTGCGCACGTTCACCGTCGCCGATTTGGAACACGAAACGCGCATCAGCGAGAAGACGATACGCACCTACGTGCGCGGCCTCGAGCGCGCCGACTACCTCAAAAAGATCGGCAAGCAAGAGCGCGCCGAGCACGTCATCTACGTGTCGACAAACTTTGTCGCGTCGATCTATCGGCTCGAAAAGGACGTCGGCATCGAAGCGCCGCGCGTCACCCGCGGCGGCCAGGAAGTCACGCAGGGCCGCGCGCGCGAACAGATGTGGCGCACCATGCGCGTGCTGCGCGATTTCAATTTCCGCGATCTCGCCGTGCAGGCCAGCATCGAAGAGGTGATGGTCGACGAGGAGAACGCACGCAACTACATCGTGCACCTGCACCGCGCCGGCTATCTGCACATCACCCAGCCCTCCAGGCCCGGCCACAAGCCCGGCACCGGCACGCCGGCGCGCTATCGCCTCATACCCAGCAAATACAGCGGCCCGCACGCGCCGCAGATACAGCGCGTCAAGCAGGTGTTCGACCCCAACGTGGGCCGCGTCGTGTGGTGGTCGAAAGGCGGTGACGCATGAACACCGTTATGCGTGCCACGCACGCCTGGGGCGACGTCGTGCCCGACTGGGTACTGATCCTCGCAGAAGAGTGCGACCGCTCCTCGCAGAAGTCCGTCGCCACGCTCATCGGCTATTCCAGCGCCGTGGTTAATCAGGTTTTAAGCGGCCGTTACTCGGGCGACATGGGCGCCGTCGAACAGGCCGTAAAGGGCGCGCTCATGCACGCCACCGTCGCCTGCCCGGTCGCCGGCGAGCTCGAAATGCACATCTGCCTCGAATACCAGCGGCTTCCGTTCGCCGCCACCAATCCCCAACGCGTCGCGCTGTTCAAGGCATGCAGGGGATGTCAACACAACCGGAGGAATAGCAACCATGAGTGAACACGTCCTTAACCATCTGTATCAAGCGGAGCTCGCCGTCGAGCGCCTCGTCAAGATGAAGATCGAAGTCTCGCACGTCGACATCAGCAGCGGCATCAAGCCGCGCATTTGGCTGCGCGGGCGCGACGACGAGATCCGCGCCAAGTTCGGCGGCGGCGTCCATATGATCCAGCCCGCCGCCAATGGCGAGCGCAGCGTCGTCATGGCTGCGCCCTTCGAAGGGTGTCAACTGCAATGGGGGACCACGTCATGAGCGAAGCACGCGCCCTTTACGTCAACTGCACGCGCCTGGTAAGCAACCACACCCTGCGCCAGGTGGTGGTCGCCGGCAACATTCTCGCGCTTCGCCTCGAGAGCTTCGTCGCGGAGTGCGTATCGCTTGGCGCACCCGATGCCGCCGAAGAAGAGGCGAAGGCCCTCAAGATGTGGGAAGCCACGCTCGCCCAGCTGCGCAGCGAGGTGAAACGGTGAGCGGCGGCGGCCTCTTCGCCTTCGGCGCGCTCTGTGCGTTCGGCGGCGCGCTCATCATGCTCGTCGCCTGCGCGCGCTGGGCGTGGTTCGCAATGGGCGAGGGCGAGACCGTCGACACCGCCGCCCGCTGCACCGAATGTGGCAATCACAACGTGCCGCTCGCCGATGGCGAATGCATCCCGTGCCGGTTCGGGCGGGATCTGCCCGCCAGCAACTGAAGGAGACCATTATGCGCCCCATCACCCCCGACACCGTCCTCGCAGCCCTCTCGCGTCACATCGGCGCTGTCAACGGCGTGCGCGCCGACGAACTGGTGGGGGAGATCACGGGCCACGCTTCCACACCGCGCGACGAGCGAGATCTCCGCGACATGATCGTGAAGCTGCGCAACGACGGCCACCACATCTGCGCGCACCCCGGGGGCGGCTATTACCTCGCCGCCACTGACGCCGAGCTCGACGCTACCTGCTCGTTCCTCTTCGAGCGCGCCATGACCACGCTCAAGCAAATCGCCGCCATGAAGCGCGTGTCGCTGCCCGACCTGCGCGGCCAGCTCCACTTACCCACGTGAGGCCACAACAATGACAGCATCCAATCTGCAAGACATCGAAAAGCTCGCCGAGTACCTCGCCAACGTCCGCGACGAGCTCGCCGGCTGCGTCCAGCTCATGCAGGAGAGAATGCGAGCAGTGCAGGCCGAGCACACCCCACGCATCCGCCAGCTAGTGCGCCTGGCGGCACGAAACCGCGCCATTCTCCGCGCCGCCATCGAGGGCCACCCGGAGCTGTTCAGGCGCCCCAAGACCATTGTCGCGCACGGCCTTCGCATCGGCTACGTGAAGCAGCGCGGCAAGGTCGAGATCGTCGACGAAGAGGCCACCGTCGCGCGCATCCGTAAACAGTTGCCCGAAGAGCAGGCCGTGCTGCTGATCCGTGTGCGTGAGAGTGTCGACAAGAACGCGGTGGGCGACCTCAAGGTCGACGATCTCAAGCGCCTCGGCATCCGCGTCACCGACGACAGCGAGGTCGTGGTGATCAAATCCGTCGACAGTGAGGTCGAGAAGCTTGTCGCCGCGCTGCTCAAGGATGCCGAGCACGTCGAGGTTGAGGTCGAGGTCGAGGAATCCGCAGCATGAGCACCTCCGCCTCCATCGAAGTCACCGACAGCCTGATCGGCCCTTTCGCCCACCTGCGCTCAATGGGGGTTGTCTGGGGCTTTCGCGTGAAGCTCGGCGCCGAGGAAATCATCGGCGGCACGCAGAACCAGCGCGACGCGTGGCGCGAAGCGCGCGCCATGAAAGCCCGAATCGAGAAGATCCACCGCGGGATGATACCCGCGCCCTACGGGAGGCCGGGGAATGTGGGCTGAGATCGAAAAAGAACTGTCGATGGAATTCGGAAACGTGCGGCTCCTCGTCGACGGGTATGACGTCGTCTTGCGCGCGACCCAAATCGCGCCCCTGAAGCTAGGGGTCGTGGTCTTTGTGAACGGGTGGTCAAAAGGGGAATGGACGGACATCAAGAACGACTGCGAGGAAGGTCGCCGGTTTCTGCAAACGGTAAAACGGCGGTTATACACGGCAAAACATCTGAAGCAGATGAAACCGTACTTTACCAGGGCCGAGTTAGAACTGGCGCGCAAAAAGGCGTTCGAATTCCGCAGAACCTACTGGACATCCGTCACCGCGATGCGCCGTCACTTCCAGAAACACAACACCGACATCCAACTCGTGAGGATTGGTCATGGCGAACCGCACGCCTAACGACACCCGCGCCCGCGAGCTCGGCATGATCCACGTCGCCAAGAAGCAGCTGCGGCTGGATGACGACGCCTACCGCGCCATGCTGTGGTCCGTGGCGCGCGTGCAGAGCGCGGCGGATCTCGACGCCGCCGGCCGCGAGGCCGTGATCGCGCATCTCAAGGCGCGCGGCTTCCGTCCCACCGCCGGCGGCAAACGCCGCCCCAAGCCGCCGGCCGACCGCGCCGCGCTGGTCGCGAAGATCCGCGCGCTGCTCATAGACGCCGGCCGGCCCGACACCTACGCCGACGGCATCGCCCGCAACATGTTCGCCGTCGAGCGCTTCGAATGGTGCGAGCCCGATCAGCTGCGCCGCATCGTCGCGGCGCTCGTGTATGACCAAAAACGGAGGGGTGCCAATGAAAGTTAAACGCTCAATGGTAGAGACGAGGATGACCAGAAAAGACATGCTCAAGGCCGCCACTCGCATAACCAAGGCCATGAACGAGGCGCAGTTCGAGGACGACTACAACGTCGACCAAGTATTGATGGCGCTGATGTTTGTGCTCGGGGCAACGCTAAAGCGCCGCGGAGTGGTCATCGACCTGAGCGGATCGATTGAAGACCAGCTGCCGACCATCAGCGACGGCTATCGTGCCCAGTCTGAGCAAAACAGGCCGCTCCAATGAGCGAGCACTTGGTGGCTGCTATGAAAAAAACCCTCTTTACCCGCTTCGCCGACCGCTTCCTTGGTTACGCGATTCGAAACGCGCCAGACGAGATCATCGGCGGCCAGGACAATCCCTACATGCTGCGCTGGTGGCTCGTGCCCCGCAACAGGCTCATGAACGT